CCCCATTCAACAAATCCTTCAAACTTCTCTGGAATAAGTGATTCCATTGATGTATTCGCGATAAGATTTACTTCGGTGTTCTCAACAGGTTTAACCTTCTCAATAGGGGATGGGTCATCTGATATAGACACTTCCTGTGGTACAGACTCAACACCCTCTATAGAATACATACCCTTACCTACTCTATAGTCATCAATAAGAATGTTTTTTCTAATCTGTCTAAACGACAGACCAAGTTCACGACCCTTACCTAATACATCATCTCTACTAAAGACTTTCGGTAGGGATTGTAGTAGTTGGGGATATAGTCCAACCTGTTTATCTGGTTGGTATCTTAAATTTATCATTACTTCACCTCTTTCATCATTTTTCATTACATAGTAATTATACAATGCTCGTTAACTTATGTCAATAGCCTATTTTCATCAGTGTTTACAGGGGTTTTAGAGGGTATGTTATGTTAATGTTACGCCCGATAGGTTAGTCATGAGGTGCGCCGATAAAGTATCGCTTAAGACCCACAAACTATGCGCAACAACAACACACAATCATATTTAATCTTATATTTTCCGTTACAATAAGGAATTCGGTTGGGTTTCCTTAGAACCTCTTCTTGAATACTCTCAAAGTACACTTTGTTTATCCCCAATATAAGAATATTTGGACAATAAATGAACCAATCAGAAAACATAGAACCACTTGTAATATATCATTCAGACTAGGGTTCATTCCACGAGTTTCTCTTGGTGATGAACTCTTTGATATTCTCTCATATTCTTTCTCTTTCAGTTCTCTCACTATTGATTCTAATGACTCAAGTTGTCTTAGGAATCTTCTCTCAGTCTTCTCATAGTCTGTTCTCTCGATATATTCTTCCATATCATAGACTCTACTCTCATATTGTTTATTGGTTACCTGTTTAGGTGTTGTATCAGTCTTATTCACTTATTCCTCTCCTTTGTTGTTCTATAAGTATTTGAGTTAATATAGAATCAAAGGTGGATAGTATTCTCCTTCTTAGATTTCTCTCAAATACTGTATTCTCGTTATCCTCACCTACCATTACACAATCTACAGTCGTATTTCCATGAGTGTCTGATTTAAGTATATGTTCTTTTCTTTCCATACACTCATCATAAGACTTAAACTCAGTTTCATAGACTGTTCCTGTGGATAGTAGTGTGGTGATGAGTAATGTCTTTATCATGATTTCTTCCTTCTCCTTTTACTTCTCACTAACTCTCTTAATATCTTTACTCGTGTTACACTCAGTTTTGGGGTATCGCCTTCAAGCGCCGTAGCGCCGCGAAGATTCTCCGAGTCGGTTGTATGTTTATTTCTACTGGATGTTCTATCTAAGTTCTTCTTTATGTCTCTACCCACTGTATATACTTCCTATAACTAGAAAACATATCCATAGAAAAAGACCGAATATAACTGTTAATTCTATTTTCATTATAATAACCCCAACTCCGATAGTCCTATCAGTATCAGTAGTATACCAAGAAAAAAATAACCTATCGCTGTTAATTTATCCTTATCCCACATTATATTATATCTCCTATCAATGAAAAGACCCTTGATACCTCTCGTAAACACTGTTGCGCGAGTACTCTATGTTCTTTCTGTGTTCCATTGTCTATTCTTAAATTTATGTAGTGTACCCAACTTCTTAGTGTTCCATTCATATATAATCTTGTTTTTATAAGTCCTTCGGGTAATACTACCCTCGCCTGTTCCTTTGCGATACCATTGAATATCGCCCAGTCATAGACTTCCTTACTCATACGAATGACCTGTTCCTGTTTTTCTAACCATTCTTCCTTGAGTTTATTATCATTTGTCTCAATTGAGTTCTGTCTGTTCTCTTTATCCTGTAATCGACATTCTCTAAATGTGAACATCTCATATAACTCAGCTGGATTCGCATATCTCTGACTAAACTCTTGAAAACTAAAACTTCTGTGGCGCACTATCTGGTGTGCGATATCTCTTGTCGTATCCAACTCTAAACACATTGACACCATTTCTAATGGACTCCAATGTTTGTGTTTTATTAAATATTTAATTAGTTTTTGACTCGTTTCAGAGTTCATTTGATTAGAGGGATTTGATACCCTCGCACAATACGCCACTATGTCCTGTAGTGTTCGTACTCCTTTCTGACTTAGTTCATCAGTAGGTTTTGTATATGATATTAACTTAACGCCCATTTAATTACTCCAATAAAATATGTTATAGTCATTACCACATTAATCGTAATAATAGAATACTCCCGCCAAGATAGTCCAACTGATATCCAACCTGCGCCTGCGAGAAATCCAGCGATTACATTAATTGGGTATCCAATATTCAAAGATGTTAATGCCGCACATAGTATCGCTAGGAATGTACTAATCCACTTCAAATAACTTATAAATCGTGATTCTTTTTTCATTTTCTACTTTCCTAAAAGTTTTCTTTGTATCGCTGTGTTCTGATTACATAGTGTAATCATGATTTTTTCTAAATCAGAATTTTCTTGTTTGGATAGATAGTTTCTAACCAAAGACACTTTCTTCTGATTTAACAGATACAAGGAAACAAGTTTACGCCTTGTGTGGTCTTTCATACGCCCCCCTTGTTAAAGTATAAGTTACATAATCATCTTGATATTTTTGAATATCTTTCATAAATTCTAATGCGTCTTTCTTTCTTTGAAAGAATCCAATCACTTCTGGCGGCGAATCGCCATACTTTACCATTGGAGTCCATACTACTTCTCTATAAGTCTTTTTCATCATTATCACCTTCTTCAAACCAATCTCTGGTCAACATTAAATAGTTCTTCCATAAATCATAAAGTTTTTTTGTTACACTCTCGTAAAAATATTTGTTTGAAAAATCACCTATATCAACCTCAACTTCTTCTCCATTATCAAAGTTCGGTGTTCCATCCTCATTAAAAGGACAAGTATAAAGTTTTGGGTCATTGATAAAATCAAAGTCCAGATAATATATCTGGGGATTTATCTTTGAATCATTATTCTTATTAATAACTAAGTAAATATCTTTCAATCTGTCCACCCACACTCAGCGATACCATAAACTGGATTTTCGAATTCGCTATCAAACATTCCGACTTCATCCCAACCAAGTAGAACATATCCATCATCTGGATTACCATCTTTTTCATATATAATTAACTCGCCGTTCATTGAGCCGTTATATGTATTAAGGTCATTAATATCACCAATCTTTATCATAATTTCTCTCCTTTATTACATAGTAATTCTAACATATTTCATATGACTTGTCAAGGGTCTAGTCTTCGTATACACTCGATAAATATCCATAATCGATTTTTAATCTGGCGGCCACATCATACTTATCATAATCTTTAACAATCTCTGTATAATGGTCGAACATAACAGACTCAACATATTTCATATAAGATGATGGGTCTTTCATAAACTGTTTGAACATAAAATCTCTGAGTTGATATTTGTTTTCTATCTCACCTAACTCTTCGAGTTCTTCCTCACTCCATCTATCTTCAGATTCTTCTATTTCTAAATCACTAAAGTGTCCCATGATTCACCTCACTAGATTTTGAAGAATTGTCAGAATCAACTGCGTTTACTCCAAATGGTTTTAAATCATAAATTTCATTGTAGGTCATTTTGACACCATCATTTCTGGTAAGTGTTAAATTATCTCCACAACTATCGCAGAAATCTAACCACAAATCTCCACCATTAAGGATTAGGACTTTGTATTTTTCATCAACATCTCCGATGATACCTAATTCTTTATTACAACCTTCACAATAATCTTGACTCATATTTACCTCTCTAAAATCACAACATGACCGAAATGTTTATCGAACACTTGAATTAAATTTTCATAATCTCCAGACCTCATTTCTTCAATGATTGATTTCCAATCAAGGTCAAGTTGTTTACCAAAGTTTTTCGCATACGCCATCAGTGCGAACGCATTCCCATCTGGGCCAGTTAGGTCTATTACAGTGTAGTTACTTTCTCTTTTTTCTCTAATCATAATTTCTCTCTCCTTATGTTAATTTCATTTTTACACAATCAACTGAAACTCTGTATTTTTCACCATGTTCGTTCCCACTTATCATTCTGACATTGATATATTTTCTATTGATTTTCTCAACGACAGCAATATCACCTTTAACTTTACAATCTACAACGATTTCTACTTTATCACCGATACTTAAAGAATCCTTAACTTTTTTCGCGACATTGGAATTCGCAATTTTGTAAGAATTTTTAATCTCATTTAAAATAGAGACATCATCGATACCTTCAATGAAGGATTTTATTTCTGAAATGTTCATGATTTTTTTTACCTCTCTCATTTTTCATTACATAGTAATGATAACATATCTGGAGAGTATGTCAATAGCCTATTTTAGTCAGTGTTTATAGGGGTTTTGAGAGGTTAAACTGGGTCTTGAAAGTAAGGTTTCATGACTGGTCTACTCACAATACCCTTTTCTTTAAGTAAAGTAACAAAGGTATTCGCATACGCCTGTTTCTTTTCAAGTGAAACTCCACCCTCGTGTATAGGGTAAAAATACCCATCAGACACGAATAAGCGGTCTATTTGACGCAGTTCTTCTATAAAATGGTATACTTGTTCCTTTTCAGATTTATCTGGGTATATCTTGATATATCCACCACCTGCGAATGTAGGCTCTACACTTTCCATAGATTTTAAAGATTCTTCATGGATTTCATTATACATTATTCACCTCGTTGTTTAATTTTTGGTTCATTAATTGTTCGTTTAAGCGGTTCATAATCATAGTAAGTTCTTTCTACATTCTTTCGAATATAGATATTTGCGTCATCATGTTTTTCTTTTTTGATTTGTTTTTTAAGGTCTTTATCTTGTTTAATACTAAATGAATATGGAATACCATATCCAGTATCAATTCTTTTTTGAATATATTCTTCAAGTATGTCTTTTTCTTTTTGTGTTAATGCCATAATATTCTTATATATTACACTAAAGTATTTGAAATGTCAAGAGGTAATTATTTTAATGGGTATTTTTTCTTTCTTATATGGTGTATAGACCCATTATTTTTACGATATGTAAGGGTAATTGTGTTATTATTAAAGTCCAGATGACCAAATAATACAGTCCATCCTTTTTTTTCTAATTTATCAAATTCAACATTATGTAGTTCACTAAGTGTCATTTTATTTTCTCTTTCTTTTTTCTAGTTCCTGTTTCATCCATCTGAGGGCGATAGGATTGGTGTTCTTTTTGGTTACTAATCCTCTAATTCTTTTAAATACTTTTTGGAAGATATCTTCTCCTGCGTCATTATTATCTACAACAACAAATCCACTTCTAAAAAAGTTCTGAAATTTACCTATGTTTCGTTGAACATCATTCCAATACTTTGCTACAAGTTCATCTGATATTCTTCTAGGTCTTTTTTCATTTCTTTCTTTTGCGACATCAAGTGAAGTATTTACAAAAATCATATATGTATCATAACCTAATTTTTGTAGTCGTTTCGCTTGTCCTGTAAGTTTTTCATAATCTCTACCAGTCCCATCTATAATGATTCCTAGTCTTCCCTCAAGATAATTTTTTTCTTTTGTTTTTGTTAACTCTTTCGCTCTTCCACGAAGTTCTTGACCCTTTGGTGTCATTACATCTTTTTCAAGAGATAGTTCCGCCTTTTTCATTAAGTTTTCAAATGCGTCATCAGAATTTATAATTCTCATTCCTAAACCACCAGTAGTTCTTTTTACTACATATGATTTTCCAGAACCTGGCCCACCCGCCAAGAATACCGCTTTGAAAATGTTTGGGTCATACAGTCCTTCAGTTAATTGCGAAAATGATTTCATGTTGTTTTATTATTGGTTTCTGTCTTTCTTTCCTTATATAATCTTTCATAATATTTATATTCATCAGAGTTCATCATTTCTAAAACTTTTCTCTCCCTGTTTTTAGTGAAATTTAGTTTTAATAGTTTCCTTTTTGTTGTTTTCAACATTAGATGTTCACCTCTCGTTTTGTTTTTTCTTATGAATTGTTTTGTCAGACAGTTACCCCCTATTGTTAAATTGTTGCGCCTTTGGCGGCAAATTTCACTGGAACAGAATCTTTTACAACAGTCATTAACATATTGTGCATTCTATCACTTACACTGAATACATGCTTTAAACTCTGTATGAGAAATTTACCTTTGTAAGTATCATCTAGGTCTTCGTTTCTAGTATTTTTCAAACCTGTGACTGGCATACTAATATTTATAGTATCACCTACCTCTACACCAGTAACTCCTGCAACCACCATGTTAATCATGAGTCCATTCATTAAGTTTTGTATTCTATTATTCCTATCAAATATCCAGTTCTGTACATCAATAGATTTAAATGGATATCTTCCGTTTGTTTCATGACTCGCTGAACTCGCAGTGTCTATATCCTTAATTGAAGTTGATACAAAGAAGTTTACAGACTCTTTAAAGTCACTAACTCTTCTACCTTGTTTATCAATCGCTGAATCACTATAAATTGGAAAAGACTTTTCACCATAATCTCCAATATGACTGTAGGCGGAAAATGAATCAAAATAATTATATGAATATTGTGAATATGATTTATTAAAACTATCATGTACAATTACATTTGAACCTAATGCGCCAAGTCCAGTTGACAATAAAACATTTCTTGTAGGTACAATATTAAATTCTCTTATTCTTTTATAGTCTGCGATTATCTTTATTGTACTATCTTCCATTGATACATCTGGAGTACTTACAATATAGTCCTGTAAAGGTTTTTGTTCGTACAAACTTTCTAAAGTTCTAAAATGAAAACCTCTTCTTGTTTCATAAAATAAAAAAGAGGCGTTGTTATCTCTTGCTGATATTGCTTGTTGTTTCGCCATGTTAATAACATCAAATGGTTTCATTCTTGGAATGACTAATTTTTTAACATTTAAAGAATCTTCTAAAAATAATTTCTTTGTTGTTTCTAATTCTTGTTGACAAACACTTCCTACAATAGTTGAAAAATTACCTTTAACACTTCTTGATACTCTCACTCTTTGATTCATAAACAGTTCTTTAGTTACAAATGATAATGAAACAATTTTACCACCATTACTCGCTTCTTCATTCAGAAGTATTTTTTGAATACAAAAAACTTGTTCTTCAAATTTAATTTTACTTTCATCAGAGAAACCAGGTGTTGATACTGTAAGTTTTAAATATTCTTGACCTATAATAGGGCCATTGATAACTAAATTTTGACTATCAACAAAAGTAATTGTTCCACTTATTGTTGGTGTAAATAAATCTTCTTCTATCGTTATCTCTGCGGTTATGTTTAATAAGTCTATCACAAAACCACCAGAAGTCAATAGTTCTGCTTTTTCTAGTTCAAAATCACCCGCATATTTAACTTGTTTTGCCATCGTTTTGTGTTATAAAGTACTACTACTCATTAACCTTTGATATTCATTGACTGCCTGTATTACAAAATTTGAATCAAGAAGTCTTATTTTTCTTTTATTATTTTGTAATCTATCTTCGTACTCTCTATTTGTTACAGAGGTTGCGCCCGCCTGTGCGTCTGCGTCACTACTTGCGCCGGCGTCTGTTAATAAAGCTGGATTGTATACTTCCACAACTTCTGTTGTATCACCAGATGTTTGAGAAATTTCATAGTGATGAATACCATCTGGATTTGAATACTTTTCACTTACATATTCTTCAAACTGTACAGTTGACATAGGCCATTGATGATATCTATCAGTAATATTATTTACATATAAAATTAACCAATGTAAATTAGAATCACCATAAAGTTTATGTGCTATCATTTCTGGTGTTTCTCCATCTTTAACATCATATGTATCAAAGACACCAGCGTTTGTTATTGCGTCTTCTCTAACCTTTACTCTACGAAGTAAATTAGTTACAAACTTAAATGTACCATCATTATTTGAATCATATGGAATTTGTGGAATAGCCTTAAAATACATATTAGAATCCCTCTTCCTCAACTAAATCTCTTGTTAAGATATCTAGTTCTCTAAAAGTTAATGTTACAGTTGTTTCAGTTGGTGGTGCACCATTACCAAACTCGTTTTGTGTTAATCTAAATGCAGCGAATTTATCTCCACCATATGTAACATCCATATCTGATAAAACACAATTACCTATTCTATTCATAAAATTATTTTGTTGTCCTTTGTACATATAATCAATATTGAATTCATTTGGTACACCTAAATTTAAAATATTTGTAATATCACCATTTCTTGTTGGTAACATATTCGCTCTAAATGCTCTGATTATTTTATCAACTTCTTGCGCTTCTTCTTCTGATTTAGGATAAAAATTAAATGTATATGTGAACTGTCTTTTTGTTACACTATCAAAAACTAATTCCATTCTATTACTAACTAATAATCCCTCGTTAAGTGTAAATAATTCTCTTACACCTTCTACACCAACTGCACCTAAAAATTTGTCTGCCAGTCCTTTAGTAAGATTTCTTGTTAACGCACCTTGTAATGACTCAATTTGACCTTGATTAAGTTCATCAGTAATCGCAGTGGCCGCAGTTGCTGCTGCTGCAGTAATTTCTTGGTCTTTATAATTTACCCCAGTAATATTTTTAATTTGTGGGGGCATATACAATGTTATAAAAGTACTTGACCTTTTACTTTTTTTTCTTACAGAGAGTCTATTTGGAGCGTCTTGTTCTAGTGTTCTTGCCGATAGTTTATCAGTCCCTAAAATAGAATTAAGTGTTCCAACATCTGTTCCAATATTACCGACTTTACCTGTCGCTTCTGAAACTGATTTAAGTTTGTCTGAAGTAAGTCCTTCAACTAAATTATTACCTACAATATTTTTTTTAATATCTGGTAATGATATACCAAAACCAGAAAGAACATTTGCTGGTGTAACATCTGTATTAAACTTAAATAATCCACCGCCTATATCTTTTTGTAAGTCTTTATCACTTTTCTCTGAAGTATCAACACTACCAGAATCAGTAAATTCTCTGACTGTAAAAATAATATAATGTCCTTGTTCTTGTGATGTACCTAAGTCTGCGGGATAAGTTAATTGTGTTGTTCTAAATGGACTGGTCGCGACTCCACTCTCGGTTCTGTTGTTAATAACACCTCTGACTGTATTTGCGATTCCTTTTACTACTCTTCCTGCGATACCAACAGATTGAGAAGCGATTAAGTCTTTTATTCTTGGCATATATAAATATCCTTTGAATAGTATTTATAATGTTCGTAGAGATATGAAAGGAAGATTTTATCCAAAAAACCCACAGAAATATAAGGGTAATTCACAGTACATAGTGTATCGTTCCAGTTGGGAAATGAAGTTCATGAGGTATTGTGATGATAGTAAAAATATTTTAGAATGGGGAAGTGAAGAAATAATTGTTCTATATGAATCTTCATGGGATAAAAAAGTTCATAGATACTTTCCAGATTTTTATGTAAAAGTTAAACAATCAGATGGTACTATTAAAAAACTTATAATTGAAATTAAACCAAAAAAATATCTATCCCCACCACCAAGTAATCCAAAAAGAAAAACTAAAAGTTGGTGGTATATGTTAAAGGAATGGCATCGCAATACCTCTAAGTGGAAACAAGCGAAACTGTTCGCGAAAGATAGAGGTATGGAATTTAAAATAATGACCGAAGATGACATCTCTACTATCTAAATAAAAACATGGCGTCAATATTCGATAAAATTTTAGATGAAAGACCAGAGGGTTCTCAAACTCCTTTTGAATGGTTTCAAGAGAGAATAAAAAATTTAACTACAAGCGCAAATGTAGTTTTGTCTCAAGGAAGAAGAACCGCAACACTTAATCTATACAGATTCAATATGTTTTTCTATGACCCGATTACAAAAGACAAACTTGAATACTTTGATATGTTTCCTTTAGTATTTCCACTCAGAAGAGTAAGTGGTGGTTTTCTTGGTCTAAATGCGCACTATCTTCCAATGGATTTAAGAGAAGATTTTTATACAATTTTTCAAAACTATCGAACATCAGATGATATTGATGAAAACACATTATATCGAACAACATGGGCGAGAGTAAAAAGGTTTAAATTAATTAGACCACTTATTAAAAAATACCTATTTTCACAAGTAAAATCACAGTTTTTAAAAATAAACGCAGATGAAGTTCCAGTTGCATTACTATTACCAATCGAAAGATTTAAGAAAACTGGTAAAGATTTTAGTCGAACAGCCCGTAGACAAAGACAGATTGTTAGAGAAGTCCATATAAATACAAGAAAGAAGATTCGACAAGGTAAAAGTTAATGGCAGAAAGGTTTTTTGAAGGTTTAGGATATTCGTTACTTAATGAATTTATAGGTATATTCAGAAGTAAAGAAGGATTCGCAAAGACATCACGATACGAAGTTGTTGTCAGTCCACCGAAAGGTTTGGCAAGTGCGACATCTAATCCAGGTGGTTTTCTACCAGATTTATTCTCAAATAGTACAAGTGAAGTAAGAAAGATATCTTACTATTGTGAAACCATTGACTTTCCTGGCAGGACATTACTTACAAGAGAAGATACATCTGGATACGGCCCAATAAGACAAGTTGTATATGGTGAAACATTTGAAGATGTAGCCGCAACTTTCTATTTAAGTAATGACCATAGAGAACAAAAATTCTTCTATAACTGGCAGAACATCACATACTCAAATGATGATGATTTTGCGACTGGATATTACGCAGATTATATTAGTAATGTTGATATATATCAACTCGATGAAGAAGATAGAAGAAGAATAGGAATTCGTTTGTTTGAAGCATATCCTAAAACCATAGGTTCAATCAATGTAAGTTATGGAAGTGCAAACCAACTTGCAAAACTACCAGTGGCATTTGGATATAGATACTGGCGTATTATAGATGGAGAAGAAAGTAGAAACTTTTTAAATCGAATTGCGAATACTTTAGTAAATGTGACAGAAAGAAAAGTTCTGGCGTCACTACCTAAAGTATTAAGAAGATTATAATTATTGGAGATGATTAATTATGAGTTTACCAAAACTTAATGTACCAACTTATCAGTTGGTTTTACCCTCTACTGAAAAGAAAATAAAATTTAGACCTTTTCTAGTAAAGGAACAAAAACTATTATTAATGGCACAGAACAGTAATGATAAAGGTGAGATGATACAGGCTATCGCTCAGATTATTGAAAACTGTACATTTGGAAAAGTCAAAGGTTCTGAAGCATATATGTTTGATTTAGAATATATCTTTTTACAAATAAGAAGAAAATCAGTTGGAGATAAAATAGATTTAAATGTTCTTTGTGAAGATGATGGAGAAACTAGAGTACCAGTTCAAGTTGACTTAAAAGATGTTGAAGTTCAAGTTGATGATAACCATACTAATGAAATACAGTTAAATAAAGATGTAAAAATTATTATGGGATATCCAACTCTTGAAACCGCAGACAGATTAAAAGAAGACATTGAAAAGGATGAATCTTTATTTACTGGTATTAAACATTCAATTTTTCAAATTATAGATGGTGATACAATATACAACAGAGTTGATATGGAAGATAAAGAACTTGATGAATTTGTTGAATCAATGAGTCAAAAAAATCTTAATGATATATTAGAGTTTTTTAAGACTATGCCAAAGTTAACACATACAATTAAATTTACTAATCCTAAGACAAAGAAGAAAAATAAAGTTACAGTTGAAGGTATTGAAAATTTTTTTATATAACTCTTTCTCATGAATCTTTGGATAACTATTTTAAAACGAACTTTGCGTTGATGCAACACCATAAATATAGTTTAGAAGAACTTGATAATATGATGCCGTGGGAAAGAGAAATATATGTAGGACTTTTAGTTCAACACATTGAACAAGAGAATGAAAAGATGAGAAAGGAGAACAACAAATGAATGACAAAATAAGAGAATTTGCAGTAACATTAGATTCACTTAGATTGTTTCCAAGACTTTTTATTGGAACATATATCTATCTGTTTTATGATGTAGTACAGTGGTTTATGGCTCTTGAGAATCCAAACACACAACAAGCAGGTTTAGTATCAATTGTTATTGGTGCAGGTGCCGCATGGTTTGGTTTATATGTTGGAAGTGGAAAAAGCAAACAACAGGATAAATAGTTAAATGGCGACACAGTTAGAGTTATCAGAAAAGTCTACTAAACTTTTAGAAGAAATCAAAAAATTAAGTAAACAGGCAAATAAACTTACTGGTGCGACAACTGGTAGAGGTCTTACTCAATTTAAATTTTTTGGAGACAAAGTTGAAAAATTTAATGAATATAGAGATAATACCGCTAAAGTATTTAATTTTTTAACAAATAAAGCCAAACAAGATGAAGAAGTAATTGCTGCAATGAGAGGTATAACTGTAAAACAACTTCGAGCAGACATTAAGGCAAAACAACAATTTGATATTTTAAAAGAAAGATTTGAAAAACAAATAGAATTAGACACAGAAGCTGGTGGTCAGTTAGGTGAGTATTTTAATAATCTTAATAAAGACCAACAAAAACTTATTAATGGAAGTGAAACCCATCAAAAAGAATTACTTCAATTTTTTGGCAAAGTACAACAACTTAATACTTTAAATGAAGATGCAAGGACTAAACTACTTGCAGCTAAAGTAGAAGAATTGGTAGACACTAATGAAAAACAACTTAAAGAACAAATAGAAACTAGACAAGATGCTTTGAGAGATAAATCTTTAGAAGGTGAAGAAGAAACAATAGGGCCGTTGACTTTAGCCCAACAAAAAGCAAAAATAGAGGATTCAATTGATATTAAAGTTGATGATAGTATCGCAGATGAAGTTGTGGGTAGTAGTATTGGTGTAATGCTTGGAAAATTCTTATCACCAGGTGGTGGGTTTTTCAAGGCAATAAGTAGAGGACTTATGATGATTCCGTTGGGAATTACAAAATTATTTGCGTTCGCATTTAATCCAGTTGGTCTTGCGGTAATTGGTGGTGTATTACTATTTAAATTTAAAGATGAGATAAGCGCATTTATTGGAAAGGCGTTTAATTATCTTGGTGGAAAAATAAATTCTTTATTTGAATCAATAGGTAAGTTTGTTGATAACATTTTAGAGGGAATAAGAAACTATCTATCTAAAATACCAATCATAGGTCGTTTCTTCAAAAAAGAGGGTGAAGGAACAAAAGAAGTACCACAAGTAGTATCAGAAGAACAAATTAAAAGAGAACAAGGTGCAATGAAAACCCTATTGGGTGGCACACCAAATGAAACTATCAGTCAAACTCCTCAACAAAGTATGATGAATACTATCATACCAAATGAAACTATCAGTCAAACTGGTGGACAAAGTTTTGAACAAGCAGAAGGTAGAGTTCAAACTTTACAAAAACAATTAGATGAAAAAATAAAAAGAGTAGATGAGATAAGTAAAAACGCTATCGATAGACTGGTTACTCAAGGTCAACCAATTCTTACTAACCTTGTTAACAATGCACAAAACACAGCTAATAACATAACTGAAACTGTTGTTAAAAGTGTTAGAAATAACGACCCACTTATTAATTTAACAAGAAATTATAGATAGGGAAATCCCGAAGGATTCCCCTGTTAAGAATTACTCTTGTGCGAGTTTTTCAAAGTATGACATACTGTCATCATTTGTTGATTCTTCAGTATCAACAGACTGTTCAACTGGCGCAGGTTCTGTATCAGTTAAGTCTGCGACATTACCTACAGTTTTACTACCAGCGATTACTCTATCAAATCTCTCTTTGAGTTCATCATATGATTTAAAATTAGTTGCGGAAGTAAATTCTGCGAGTGAGAATTCTTGTTTCCAAAGGGATTCTAATTTTGGGTCATCTCCATCAAAGAGTGCGTTTGGTTTGTCAAACTCTGATTTATCGTAGTTCCAGTAACCATCAACTTTTCTTATTTTAAGTTTAAAGTCAGCGCCACTCCAAAAATCAAATGGATTTAATGGTTTTTCATCTTCAAACTCTGGATTCATCGCTTCCATAAGTTTATCAAATATCTTTTTACCATATTTAAATAATTTGATTTTACCTTCGTTCTCTGGATGTTTTGGGTCACTTACTACTAAGACATTTGAATAGTAATTAAGTTTCCTTTTTCTTTTTCTTGCGAGTTCTTTATCTGCCTCGTTTCCTGTGTTCCAAAGAACTGTATTGGCTTCTGATACTGGGTCTTTTTGGTTTAATGTTGTAAGTGAGTTTTCAATATACCATTGTCCAGTTGGGCCTTGAAATGCGTGACTCCAAACTTTAGCCCAAGGTAAGTCCTCACCATCTGGTGCAGGTAAAAACCTCAAAACAGCATAACCATTTCCAGTTTTGTCTAATTCTGGTTTCCAGAATCTTTCATCGACATAACTCTGTTTCTCAACAGGTGCGGTGTCTTTTTGTACCGCAGTTAGTAGTTTATCTAAACCACTATTTCGTTTTAATGTATCTAATGACATCGTGTGTTCTCCTTATGTGTACATATATTTGTTTTATCCACTTTGTACATAATATAATGTTAGTATTTATAATACCCTATTTGGTATCTTTTGTCAAGTTTTTATTTTCTTCTTGTTTGAAAAACCATTGTTCCGCTTGATTAAGTTCATTTGAAAGTTTAAGTTTAACTTGTTTTTGTCTTCTTCCATACATATACTTTATCAACCATTCTTTGTCGTTAACTTGTTTCGCTGCCATATTTTTTCTCCCTTACTTTAAATTATCTTGTATTAATTTCTTCAGAGTGAATTTATATTTGGTTTTATCAAAATCAAGAAATCTTCTATACTTATCTAAGAAGATTTTTTCTTCTTCCCATACTATATCATCACTCAACTTTTTATTCCATTGTTTAAAAAAGTTTAAAATGTCATCTAGTATAATTAAAGTTTCTGGTGTGATTTTCTTCGCAAGATACTTTTTAAGTAAAAATGGATGTGTATCTTCCTCACACTCGAACATATAATTAAATTTATTTATATTATTATCTAAATTCTTAACTAAAACTTCATTTATTAAATATAAAATATTTTGGGAGAAAGTATATGACATACTTTCCATTCTTTTTTTCCAATCTGTATAGTTTTGTTCAGAGAATTCACCTATCCATTTGGAGTGTGCGACAAAGTTCGCGATGTAATAATTCTTTAAGTCTTCTGGGTCGGAATGTTTTTTAGACATTGAATAGAATACTTTTCTATCATTTCTTTTAAAAAAAGATTCTTTTGTAGTTTTTGTTTTACCACCATATTTAACAAAATCATAGTTCCCTTTATCAAAGTGTGCCTTGATACCAAGATACATTTTATATGCGTCAAACGAATCCATTATCATTCTATTGGTAACTTTCCTCTCTTTGGTAAGAAATTTAAGTCCCGTGCGTTTGCTTCTATTTTTTCCTTTAGTGGTTTTGATATTAATTTTGTTATAGAAGATGGGTCTACATCATTTTTCTCACAATAATAGAGTACAGCCTGCATATGTGTCATACTGTATTTCTTTACTATTTCTTCAATTTCTACTGCGAATAACTTTTGTGTTTTAAATGACATTGTTTCCTCTATTACTGGTAGTACATAACCTAAACTCATAATATATCCTCAAAGGTGGGATTCTGTTGCCAAGTTCCCACCAAACTCCCGCCACTTTTATTTAAGCGGCCATTTGATAATCATAGTTATCGTTTGTTTTATAATGTATCTCAGACAACATAATCGAATCCAGTACGCCCCCTCAATGTATTAAAGTAATTCTGGTGGAGGCGAGGCGAATCGAACGCCTGTCTTATATTACCCTTCGTGAAACACATTGATATTATTATATATAAAAAATTCATGTTTGTCAAGTATTAATTTGCTTGAAGGGACTGGGACTCGAACCCAGAATTTTTGTGTGCGACACAAATGGTTTCCCAAATTAGCCTATCCCCTCTTATGAAGCCAACCTATTCTGGTGAAACTCATTTAACGCTTCTTCTAATTCTTTTTGGTAATCTTGTTTATTTTTAACAAATTCTTGGACACTACCATCTTCAGTTACAACTAATATGACTACTTGATTAATCTCAATACCTGTTCTTTCTTCAAACATTTGACAATAAGCGGTCGCCTGTGTATAGTAGTTCAA